CCCAAAAATAGTGGGCCGCCCGCCAGTTCCTACATTGTCAGCAAGTGTATTATAAATGCATACAAACTTTGCGCCCTTAAGATTACTGATATTAAAAGTTGCCGTATTATAAAGGCTGGAACTCTCATCGCCTGCCCAATCCGGAGTATCAGCGACTGTTGCGCGTGTTCTGAAACCGCCGGCGATCATGTCGGACGCTCTCACAGCATCCCCGGCAGTCGGGTAAGTCTCACCCAGGAAATTTGTTCTTATGTCGAGTAGTTCCGCGTTACCGCTTGTAGATCCGGACGGAAGGGATGAAAACGTATCCATTCTTCCTTCAAGAACTGATATCCTTCCGTTCTGCTCCGCCAGTGTTTCATTCTGTTCGGCAAGATCCTCGTCGATCTGAGCGGTCTTTTCCGTCATCCATGCAGTGATCACCGGATTGAACAGTGTGTTAAAAGTTCCATCCGCGGCCATCGCATCAAGTTTATTATTGATTTCCACCTGGACATCCAGATTATCAAAATAGTTGTTCACATAACTTTGCAACTGCTGATATGCCGCTGTAAAGTCATCCATCCTATCATTGATATAGGTTTCCAGGGTGTCAACATCCTGGCCAAGTTTTGCAGCCATATTATTAAGGAACTGCTGATTGACCACGAACTGCTGCGCGAATTCTCCAATACTCCCGGTCGCTGTTTGAAGATCCGTCAAAAAGCCGTTCATCTGATCAACTACTTTGCAAAGTACCTCATAATAAGACAGACTGTCATCATAGACAAGCGGCAGCGCACGCTGGCACCAAAAGCGGAAAGGCTTCATATTGGCTTTAAAAGTCGGGACCGTAATATCCCCGCCCGTGCTGCCATAATCGCTGTTTACATCCGCCGGATCAAATGAAGGCGTATAATCTACTGCCATAGTTAAAACCTCCTTTTAATAAATGTTCATAAAGCAAACTTCCAGGTCATCCATGATCATAGCATCGATATTATCAAAAGCATTTTTCCAGTTGGTCAAAAGCTGCGTAAAATCAGAGGTCCCCATTTTGCCCTTGATCTGCTCCGTGATCGTGGATCCATACGTTTTAGTGAGTGTTTTTCCGTGTGTGGTTGTGTGGTCGCTTGTAACTTTTTTACCGTTGTTAAGTGTATTTTTAATCTCCCCATTAACATTGGTTGTATCTTTGCCGGTCCCGGCTCCTTGGCTGATAGTAACTTCCGATAAGTAAGTATCATTTTCTACTCCGTTTATACCGCCTTGCGGAGTGTCGGATTTTTTCGTAATATACTTGGCGCCTGGTGTAAATTCTGTTTTGTAATTAGTATATGATTGCGTGTTAATGTCATTACCGCTGTTTGTGTCGCTGCCGGAGATCCTGGTTGTCCCGCTCTCTCCGTCCGTATCTACTCCCGCATGGGTTGTCTTTCTTTCGTAGTCTACATCAGAAAGCGGATCAATATCAAGCAGCATGAGTTGAGCGCTGTACATGTGATTATATAGCGGCATGATCTCGCGAAGCCGCTGTGACAAAAATAACTTGAACTGTCCGTATGTTTCCGCGCCGATCTCCCGCAAATAAAAATGATGTAAGATCTTTTCCTCAAGTTCCGGTTTATACGCAGTATCAAAAATAGGATAATCAAAATCGAATATCAATTCCCGCGCATCCGCTATGATCTCATCGACTTTCGAAAAACTCTCGGCGGTTGTATGACCGGTCACGCTCTCACATATCGACCGCAACTGTGTGGTGTACACTGCCATTACATATCACCCCCTGTCAAGTTCAAAACCGGTTCCGGACGCTCAGGATCCGCCGCGTTTCGTAACATATCATTGGCGATCTGGTCCGCGATTGGGGAGTATTCAACAGAAATATCAAGACCAAACATTTCATTAATATGCTGTGCGGCTTCCGTTCGTGCTTTCAGCCGGTTGGCACGCTGCGCAACATTACCCTCATTCGCGGCCTGGATTTCGTTTGTGATATACCTCTCGCGCTTTACGATCTCAAGCGATCCCACGCCCATAAAAGAAAAGGCTTCATGCAGCACATTGATCTTGTCTTCCTGGAGTTTGTCCAGCAGATACGGGGCTTCGAGATTTAAAGCCTTTACTCCTTCAATATCCAGGTTTTTAGAACCAAATATAACCGGACTTCCGCAATCTATTTTTGCGAATAAATTTTCCATCGTAAGCCGCTGCTTTTCATCGCAAAGAATCATGACCGGTGTTTTCTGTGCGCGAAGATTTATCTGTTTTGTAATCTCCAGGTTTGTAAGCTGTGTCGCGAACATGCAAAGTGTCGGCCACATCGCTTCATGAAGGTAATTATCATAGATGATCACACTGTTTTTGTAATTCAGCCGATTACGATATCTGTTATTTGCATATGCAATCCTGTTCATTGGGATATCATAGTTGTCGAAAGGCGGTTCCAGGATGCACCGCATCGCGTAATATTCATCCAGGATATCATCTTTAAAGAACAGGCAGAACGACCGGCGCAGCGCGGAGATCTCAAGAAATCGCTGTGACACAGACAGCGGTAAATTTTTCCATTCAAAGCATGATACCGCAATTGCTTTCAGCCGCTGTATATAATAATAGTAGAAATCCGCGTACTCGATCACGCCCGCGGTATTAGAATTGAATTTCTTAGCCATTAGGTATTTAACACCCCCTGTCCGTTGGACATGTTAAGGTCTCCAATATTTGCCGCGCTGCCATTCCAAAAGCGCAGCCCCTTATCAAACCGGTCGGCAATTACTTTCGCGGCCTGGGCCGGCAGCGATCCTTTCACCAGGCAACCGGATGTTTTCACATAAGTAAAAGCGGGCCGGTTACTCATAGAAGGCTTATCAACCTTATTCACGCGGTATCCGTAGGCATTGAAAAAATTATCTATGATCCTTGCATAATCCGCCGTTATTGACTTATGCAATATGCGGAAACACTTTTGGTTAATTGCCATCATCATGTCAGAATTCGCAGTACCTAGAACAGCGTCCGGCATGGATGTATACTTTGTTTTGTCCGCCAGTAATTGGGTTGCGATCCCAACACCACCAGAAAGAGCGCCCGCAGCTGCGCCGACATAGTTACCGCTTGCCACACTTGCAGCCGCCCCTATTGCGGTCTGTGCGATCTTGCCCAAAACCTGGTATTGTCCGCCGCCGCTTGTCATCTGTGCGACATATGCGCGGTACTGGTCAACTGCTATAGATGCTTGAGGAAACTGCCGCATAAAAAGTGCTTCATCCATAACATATCCTTGCTGTGATCCGCGGTAACTATGCGGAATAATGCACATCTCCGGAATATCGGCGGCAACACCAAACATATAGAAGTGCGGCAGATGATCAGAAAACCATTCATATCGATATTCCTGTTCTGATCCTTCGGAGTTGAACACATCAATGACGCAGTATGGATAGCAATATAACTTTTTGTTTACCGGCATATAGCGCTTAGTCGAATCAGAAGATTGTACCTCGCCAAGTGAATGTGAACTTCCTGTCCATACGCCGGTATAATTATAAGGCTGTAAGCCTTGCATGGTTCCGCTCATCGCCCTGGGAGTCATGGAACCGAACACAATATTGGCGGAGATAATAGCATTGATGGCATTACCGCCTGTAGCGTCTATCAGATCATCAATATCGCCGCTCAGCCTATCAGCGCCGCTTGTAGATATATCATAGTGCCGGTATTCGGCTCCGGATATGATATTTCCTCTGTATGCTCCAACTGCACCAACATCTTGCGCCTCTTTAGCGATGGATACGACCAATTGCGGAAAGGATTCGGTATTATCTGCCCCGCCGGTATTTGCGCCAGGATAATGAGGTTTTAAAAGTTCTTCATATCGTAAAACATAATCGCCAGTTGGAAGATCTTCTTCAATATAATTCTGATATACGCGGTCGTCTTTTACATGTTCCCTCACGATCAGGCATTTTCCCAGGTCAAAGTCACCCATCCAGGATATGAGATCATCAATTTCAAAAGAAACTTCTGTCATTCCATTATTTGCATAATCTACGGACGTAACCCAGGCATACCACCATTTTGTATCAAAATGCGATGTATCACTGCTTTCCGCATTTCTAAATCTTAAATATCTGACGTTATATAAATGACTCATACCTAAAGCGGAGCGGAAAACTCCTTTATTTCCCGCTCCGTTAATGTATGTGACATTCTGTTCGTCCAAGACATTATTTACCAGTGAAGAAAAATAATCGTCTTTTGCTTGTCTTGATGCAAAATAGATCGTGTCCTCACTGTCCGGCGTTAGGTTCACATTACGGAAATACTGCACCCGCCCGCCTGGTTGAACATATGCCATAATATGACCTCCTATTAGGACACGATAGTCACATCGATCTCGTCACCGACAGCAGCAGCCGAAGTAACTTCAACAGCGCTTGTAGCGCCTTCTGATGTTGCGGTCGTCTGATACAGATCACCATTGAAGGACAGTACTACAACCGCTCCGGTTTCATCCGATGCCGGAATAGTCATTACACCATACTCTGTCATCGTGATCCCGGCTTCCGTCATATCATCGGTCTGTACAAAATGTACGTCCTTAGATCCAAGCGCGGACAGCGTAACATCCGGAGTCAATGTAAGAATGGTATATGCTTCTGTCTCTGTCTTCGCGGTAACCGTAAGGCTGATATCAGTAAGGCTTGCCGCATTGGTAGATACAAACGCGATAGCGTTCATAAACGGAGAGTATGAGAATGTTTGCCACACATGGAAGAAATAATTCCAGTACATGCCCTGGCCGTTATAGTTCTCGGTAAACTCTCTGAGGTTACCGTAGATCTGCGACCACTGGCGATCCAGGAGAACAGCAGAAACGTTTCCAAGCAGTGTCTTTTCAGCTGAAGTAAACGGAACAAACGTAGAAACACCGGTTTCTTCATCAGACATAAGCGTGGTCAGACGCGCTTCGTCAATGTCCGCGAAGGAGTCAACCATAATCCTATGACCGGAAAACTCTACCTTGTCCATATTAAAGGCGGATGCCAGGACTTCAACATCCAGGATTGCATCAGCAGCAGTATTGATAATAAGGAACTGGTCTTCTTTTGCGGTATGAGACGGAACCTTTGCGGCGTTGTATTTGTCTTTTAAGAACAACAGATCATTAGAGACAGCCTTGATTGCAGATACAGCGCTCTTTGCATTGGCTGCATTGATCGTGATACCGTTCTCAAAAGCCATTTCCCCATTGACGATTGCTTTTCCGATCATGTACTTGAGGATATTGAACTCGTCATATTCCCAGGAAGTATAGATCTGCTCGATCTTACGGCTGTTAAACTCTTCTACAGCGTCCCAGGAAGTAAACGCTTTCCGGATCTCATCGCGCTCTACTGTCAGAGGATAGTAAGCCGCGAAATTCTGTACATGAAAAGCGGTTCGAACATCCGCAAAGCGGCGCTTGAATACCAGGCGCTGAGCGTTGTCAACATTCCGGGTGTAGCCGTTGACCAGTCCGATGTAGATTTCTTCTACTGTCTCTCCAAATTCCAGATCCCCGCGGCGCATAAATCCCCACGGATTTGTCCAGGCTTTGGAAGTGATGATCACAAGCGCGATCCGGTTAAGCAGCGCAGAATACCATTCGTTGGCAAGCGCCGGAGTTCCTACCAGGACAGAACCGATCTCGCGTACATTGTCAGCAGTTGCGACCGGAACGACAGCGCGGTAATTTGCGCTCGCATCATTTCTAAGCGCGTTCATAACGCGCCAGGCTTCCGGTCTTGCGGTCGAAATTTTGGGAATAATAGGCATATCATTTTCTCCTTTCTAATAATGAAACGATTGATCAGTTTTCAGCGGGATACAGAAGTTCTTCAACGGTTTCCATTTTGATAATATCATCTTCCGGATCCGGTGTAGTGATCGGCGCGGGCGGATCATTTTCTGCGGGCGGGTCAGCCACCTCGAAACGCTCTCTGTATCTTCTCCTAAGAGATTCGTTTTCCTCGCGCAGTTGCCGGATAGTGTCTTCCGATCCCGCCAGGCTGTCATACGTGTCTGTCATATCCTCCAGGAAAGACAGATCTTCATCACTTGTGCTTTCTCCTACTCTCGCGCTGACTCTCGCGCGGAAATCTTCTCTTGTAAGAACTGGCATTTTAAAACCTCCTTTTCTTATTTTGGTTGTACTTGTATCTTGGTTTTAACATCATAAAAAATCGTTTGCTGCGCTCAGGCAGCGGACCAGGACCAGGACCGGGACCGGGACCGGGACCAGGACCGGGCGGATCCGGCGTATAACCGCGCAGCAGATCATATGCGTAGTTTGCCCAGGCGATACGATCAGTGATACAGTTTGGTCCCAAAGCATCATATGCGTTCTGCTCTGTTCCGTGCCATTCAAAACAGAAAAACCATGAACGCGTAGCAGCGACAAGCGATCCGGTAAAAGCCTTGTATCCGTCCCAGGTCATATTATCAGTTGGATATGAGGGTGACGTTAGCCATCCCCACCGCGGCCCATCTCCATACCCCATAGCGGTGTATTCAGCATCATTACCTTTATTAACAAGCCAGCATTGGAAATCCCCGTCCCACCAATCACGGCCCTCTCTTTGTGCCGACCATGGAAGCGGATTCGGATATGCTGATTGATAAGCCGGGTAATCTGTCCACTGTGCAAGCCCCATACCACCAGGAAAGTATGGTAGATTGTTAAGATTGCCGCCGTTTGACGTTTCATAAATTCCCGGATTCATACCGGATTCTTCATGGAAGCATCCCAACATACCACAAACGGCTTGCAGTGAAAAACCATATCCGGACATACGATCATAAACGGCGTGCATGTTATTATCCTGGTCGGCTTGTGAAATACCGGTTCCGGACCCGCCTATACGATAAATAAAGTTATAGGCCATTATTCAAAAACTCCCCCATATTTTTCCAGCAGCGCCATAAGATCATTAACACAAGACTGAATAGTTACATAGTTATAACCGGACATTTCCAACTTGTCTCTACGCTCCTCACCGTTTCCCCATTTGCCGGCGATCACCTCAAACGCGATTGCGACAATATCCGGTAATTCAATCAGCAGATTCATGTTTGACAATCTCCTTGTTTGACAGGCTGTCTTTTAACTCTGTAAGTGCTACAGTGTTATTATTGATAGCATCGATCACGGTCAGCAGTTCTTCCTTGTGTGCCTCATTAAGCGCTTTCACATCTTCGCGGTTTTTGTCTCCCTGGTCGCGAACATAGTAGAACATGATCAGCGATACCACGATAGGAAAGCCGACAGTTGAGATCAGTTGTACTATTTCCTGCATTGTGTATTCACCCCCTTTTGTGTTATCTTAAAGGTAACATAATATAGAAAGGATTGCAATAAGATGAATTTAAAAAAGTATGATTATTTTACCACTACACCAGGCTTTTATAGTGGTTATGAGCTGCTATCTAAGACGGACAAAAACGGAACTAAGCCGGAAATATACGCAGCATTGACAAACAGATCCGCGGGAAAATCTACCTTCTTTAATGGTTACTTGGTTAGAAAGTATATCAGAACCGGTCAAAAGTTCATTTTACTTTATCGCAATAAATATGAGGTAGACCGCGCGGCAGACGGTTTTTTCAATGATATCAGTACACTATTCTATCCGGACCTTGCCATGGATCAGCAGACCGGAGTTAAAAACGGCTTTGATATTCTCAGGATCGGACTCAAAAGCGATGAAAAGAAAGAGCATTTTGAAGTTTGTGGCTTTGCTACATCTTTGGCCGCTTCCGAATTGGTCAAAAGATATTCACATCTTTTGTCGGATGCCGGTATCATTTTAATGGACGAGTTATTTCCGGAAAACGGAGTATACTTAAAAGATGAAATTCGACGGTTTATGAGTATTCACGATTCACTGTCCAGGGGACACTATCAGCACTCTAAATATCTGCCGGTGATCATGGTTGGTAATCTGATCGACCTTTTCAATCCTTATTTTGACGCGCTGGGCATTGTTGATAGTCTGCTGCTAGACTCACACTTTACCCGCGGAGATGGATTCGTGATCGAACAGGATTTTAATGAAGCGTCCGCACAGGCTCATAAAGAGTCATCTTTCCATCGCGCTTTATCCGGCGCTGATTATGCAGCTGCGTCCCAGGAAAAAGTATACCTCAATACGGATTATGACATGATAGATAACTCTGTTTGCGATATTGGCCGGTATATTTTAACTATCAGATATAATGGATCACTTTACTCTGTGCGATACAATGAACAGGGATTTTTCTATTATATATCAGACCGGCCCGATCCGTCTTTTGCGCTCCAGCATGCCGCGACCGAAAAAGACATCACAGAACAGACGATATATAATCCCACTTCACCATATCGAAAGATGATAAAAGATAAGTATAGACAAAACCTTTGTAAGTTCCGGAACCTAAAATGTAAATCCGCCGCGATGCACTTTATAGCCGGTAAATAAAAAGGAAAAGAACCAGGCTTTTTACACCTGGCTCTTTTCCCATCTGTGAGGATAGTGTATGAATGGGGAGGAACCCTATATGAAGAACCATGCTTACGCGTATGCACAAGACACAAATTCGCGGCCGCTCCTGGCGGTCTGTCTTGTGATCCGGATCGGCAGCGGATCTGCCATCATATCATATGCGCTTCCATCTTCGGACAGCATTTCAACAATCTCTTTTATCTTCCTAATAAACGTGTCCGATCTTGTAGCATAAAGATTGTCGTGATCATCCAGGACCAGGATACTATCGAACACTTCCGGCTGTTCTCCCGGTTCCAGGTTATAGTCTTTGGTGATCTCCTGGATCACGTAGCCGGTGACATTGATCGTGGTTCCGTTGTCCAGTTTTTTCATGCTGATTGCATCGTCGCGGGTGGTAATTCTTAAAATCTGTTTTTTGTCTGAAAAACTGCTTTCAATAAATTTCGCTGCCATAGTTCTTTTCCTTTCTGCTTTGTGCTAGTGTTATGTTACTGTGATATTATTGGTGCAACTTCATAATACTCTTGCGAACTTAAAAAGTCAATGCTATTATGTACTTGCGGCAGATTAGAAAACTTACGCCCTGTATAATGCATTTGCAGCGCGGGCCGGATCAGCCTTTAGTTAGGTGACTCGCGATAAACGCCGGTGATACGGACGATGTAGAATACAGTTAACCGTTTGTAATCTTGTCTGCTGCGCTTTTATTGCCATATGTCCGGATCTTCCTCAAAACGATCTGTAAATCCGGTCAGATCTGAATATTCTTGTGTTATACCCAAATTGTAAGTTGTGCGTGTCATCGCAATACATGTTTTAACCGGCAGTTTGTGACCGTGAATTTCAAGATCAACATTCAGATCGTCTCTATACGTAAGTAGTTTTTTCCAATCCTGGCGATCCTTTAAAGATCCACTGTCCGGAACCGTAAATACAAACCCAGGTTTAAAGTTTTCGATCTTTCTAAGCATCTTTTCTCCAGCCGTTTTGGGTACACCCGCAACTGTCAGATGCAATTTCCCTTCTTCATCTTCATAACAATATTTTTTCGCGCCCAGGGTAACAAAACGCGCCGCTTCTTTTTCTGTGTCCAGGACTCCGAGTGTTTCCGTTTTACCATCTACTGTGACCGCGGATATTGGAATCTCGCACTGCTGCGCGTACTGTATCCATCGCTTATTATAGTCTTCAAAAATCTGTTCGTATTTTTCCGGCTCCTGGTACTTCACAGAGTCGGTATCACCATATACAAAATCAGATCCCACAATATCTATAATCTCCATATGTCGGACTCTTGCAATAGCAGTAATTGTTACTCCCCACTGATACAACAAAAACTTTCGGTTTTTAGGCTTTGTATAGTCAAGCAGCATCGCGGCTGCTTCGTCTTCCGTTGGATCTGACTCGATAATATCCCCCTTTTCATTTACTTTTATGATCTTCTTTATTGGCTGTTCCACCATCATCCCATATGTGGAGTTAGCGCGGTTTTTACCCTTCATATATTCATATTCAAAACCGGCTACTCCTTTTAATTCTGTCTTGGCCTTGTAGAAATCGTAGGCCGATTTTCTAAGGCCGTTCGGCAGATATCCCGCGATTGTATACAGCGCTTTTGTAATTTTATACTTTCCTTTATATTGCTTCTTGATCAGATCCCATTCAATCCCAAGGAACGTGAACTTTGTATATCCTAATTGTTTTATTATCCTTCCATTGTCATAAATTCCATACTTGCGCTCATGCTTTGTTTTGGCTACTGGTATATAAGGGCATGGTGTGTGATATGGATCACGTAACTCTAAATCCAAAAAGACGACTTCCAAAATCACCCAATACTTACTAATATACCAGGCAAGCCGCGCCGGATCCTGGACACTTGCAGTACAATCCATTAGTTTCCCCATTGGAAAACCATCATAAGCGATCAGCGCCGCCGGATAGGAAGACGTAAAATCTTTACTTGCGACATGCTCCAGGATCTGCCCCGCTTTGTATCTGTTCGCGTGAGTATTCCCGCCGCGGAAAGCATCGCGCAGCATATTATATTGTTCCAGTGTCGGCATACACTTCACAAGCATTGATTTATAACGCTTGTAAATAGGATATGTTTTCCTTCCTTCCTCAGTGCGATAATCTTTTGTGTTATCTCCAAGACAGGCTGTGCGGCATACTCTCCGGACATAACCGGTATTTGTAAGCGGGATTGTCTTGATCGTGTCACCTTCTTTATCCATGATAGACCGGATAGCATAGTATAACGTGACAACGTCCATGCCGCCATAGTAGTAGATCTCATTCGGCAATTCATCCCAGGGAAAACGGATCACTTCATAATCAATTAACTCTTTGTCTTTCCGGTATTGCTCAGGACAATAATTTTGTGTAAATTTCTCAAGCGACATATTCGATAGCAGATAGGAACACTTGAAAATGAGATTATGGTTTTTACTTTCAAACTTTGCGATCCGGCGCGATTGCATCGCAAAAACTGTTTTGAAATCTATTTCAATCCTGGACTTTAAAAATTGATACTCGTATGACAGATTATGAACATAGATTGTCAGTTGCAGCGATTGTTCCCGCAATAGTTCTTCCAGTGTTTCAATAAAGTGTTTAAATTGATAATCTTCTCGGAAAAACCAAACGCGGCCAAACAGATAGAATTGATAAAGATATGGTATTGCGTATGGATCATCGTCTATAGCATATTCGGACGCTGACTGTATGGTCGTTGTCTCAATATCGAAAGTCGCAAAATCAGAAAGAAGATCCGGCCGGTTCCGCCGCCTATAGATATCAGACATGTTAACGCCATAGCCTACCAGTTGTTTTAACAATGGTAAATCTTCATATGTATATGCGTCTATTTCTGATAGCCTGGAAGTCGGCAGCATATCCGGCCGGATCACTTTTAACATTGTTATAACTCTCCTAATTCCATCAGCATACTTTCGTTGCTGTCTATCCAATCAGCGAATGTTTGTTGACTTTGCTCAAACTCATTAAATAAGGTAGCAATACTTGTTTGCTGTCCGCTGGATCTGTTCGCGATCACCGCAGTTGTGATACCTTCCCTCACCTGGTGCGAGTCAAATTTGCTCATAGCGTCCCGGCCTTCCGGCGATCCCATCCAGCGCAAAATTGCGTCTTTGTCATTATTAGACAATCCGGTTCCCTTTCCGCCACCTATCCCGCGCTCATTTATGAGGTTATCTAATTGGGCTCGGCGCTCTTGCTGTACTTCTTTAATGCCGGCAACCGTTGAAGTCTTGGCTGATAAAAACCGCTTTACCTGGGAGACCGCTTCGCGCAGCTGCGCACCATATCGCTTTTGCTCTGCTTCCGATGCCCCGCGCCTGGGCGCTTTTGGCTGCGTGAAAACGGTCATCTCCCGGCCGCTTGATTTGTCTGTGCGCGTCTTGATGTAACCGGCCCCGCGCAGCGGCTCAACATTATATTTGTAGGCTTGCGCTCCGGTTATGTTATGCGGTTTTGTTAAGGTCCGGATGCGATCATTAGCAGCCTTTAACGCGGTACCGAAAAAGGACTTTAATTGTTTGATACTCATACCGCTTGTATCAATATCATAGTTCTTTGCTTGCATTATGATCCCCCCTTCTCGGAGAGATCATCAGAAGATATAAATTCAAATACTTGCAGCATCGCCGGAGATATGCCGGACTCTTCAAGAATAAAACCCATTGTTTCATGTAACATCGTAGATACTGTGTCAGTGGAACCGCTTGTCATATCAAACAACTGTACTACAGTGGAAGTAACGTTCTTTTCAAACTCCCTCGACCACTCATCAAAAGGCTGTTCACAGTTCAATCCAGTTTTCATTTTTTCTATCACCCCTCTTTCTATTTCTCTTTGCCCTGGCTTTATACCGCCTGTATTCCAGGTAATCGCGACCGGCTGCATATAGCAGCGCGGCCAGGATCACCATGAGGATAAGCGCCAGGACAAATAAGATGATCAGATCAACTACTTTCACTTCAATTACTGTCTGCATTAGCATCCCCCTTTTCAGTAACTTCATTTAAAAATTCGGTTATCAGTTCCTGGATCAACTTAGATACGCTGTATTCATTTTGATTGCAGTATGCTCTTATGGCATCATTTAAGTTACTGGATACAGTATAGGTCACTCTAACATTACCTTCTTTTATCATAGCATGTCCTCCCGTTAAAAATCTGTTTGATATGGTTTGTGTTCAAAATGCTTTTGCGCTTGTTCTCTCCGGCTTCGTCTGTTATTCCAGGCTACTTTAATCGATAGGCCGCTTTTGGTTAACTTGTGTCTATATCGCTTGTCTTTGCTGCTTTCATGTAACATTGTCAATCCTCCGCCGATGCAGCGATAGCCACCAGTGAGGCCAGGCTGTTGATATCTCCGTTTACAATCGGTATAACATCCTCAGGATCTTTCAAGGAATAGCAGCCGTTCGGATAATGGATATTATAGTAGATATCACCCCATTTTGTCTTGCAGACATCATAGATGATACCCAGGCGATTAGCGCCGCGGCAGACGGTCAGAACAATATCACCTTTGTTACAGATACCTTTGTTACAGATACCTTTGTGATAAATCGTTGTGATACATTTCATGATCTGATACCCCCTCTCAACTGTTCTATGTTTGATTGATATTTTAACCTCTTAAATCTGATCATATCCAAGATCTTATCGATCAATTTATTCCGTTGCGAGTAGTAATAAATGGAAAACTCGTTTGTAGTAAGATCTCCCAAGACTCTATTAAGATCCGTATACTCAATCTCATCCTCTTTTAAATAATGTAGCTGTCCTTCTAAATAATCAATACACTCCTGGATCTTTTCTGCTCCGTCACCCGTTACAGGATCGTTGATGATCTTAAGTAAATCTTTTATAGCAGCCTTATTTGCTGGGAAAAATTTATCCGGATCGATAATCATCCTACCCTTTGGAGTCTTAATATAAATGGTCATACTAGCATCTCCTCTCCATCACTTCATACACCGGCACTATATGCCACCTTTATTATAACACCATACTGGCGGCGGCGCGTGTCAAAAAGTGCGACACTTGTAGTCTGTAAATTATACAAAATGCCGGTGATCCTGGCAGCGCGAACATATGAGCGAGCGCACACGAAAGAAGCGGAAAGTCAATAGTGCAACACTAACAAAATCCAAGGTGTAACAACATGCCAAAATTGTATAAAAGCGCCAAGGCCAGGAAGTCAAGTAAAACACT